TGTAGTCGATAAGTCTCCACGCTTCACTGTTCATATAGCTTCTCCAATTTCCGCTTTAGGTCACGCCAGAGGCGCACATTGATCTTTACATCTTCTTCACATCGATGAGCATATTCTTCTTTAGAAAGTCCTTCCCAATCATCTACCTTGGGCTTAGGTACGCCATACTCTTCTCCATACAATGCTAGACCATGCTTTGCTCTGTTGTGATGTAAGTACCAGCTTAACCCCAGTGTATCTACTAGCTTGGCATTGACCTTTATACCTAGCACCTTTTCCACTGCGGGTATATCAAAACGTACAATGTTATGCCCAGCTAAGGCTAACGTATGATCTAGACTGTACTCCAAGAAGAAGTCACGCATTTCATCGTAATCAAAGATAGACCGAGGTTCATCCATAGCTGCTGTTTGATAAGACAACACATGTATCTTGGTCAGCTTATCTAACAGTCCATCTGTCTCTATGTCGAATACTGTCTCTGCATCAGGTGTCATATTACCCCCTTTAACCCCTTTACTACTGAATCTGGTATTATGTAAGACTTGTCAAGATACTTCAAATCAATAACTACTCTCCCATCAATAAAGACAACTATAGTACACTCCTTATTGATATTACCTTTATAAATAACTTCCATAGCTGGTACTCCTCCATTACTGATACAAGTAGAGATTATAACTGTTAATCATCATCGTATAGCCCCATTTCTTCGTTTGTCTTTGCGAACTGTCGTTCTAGTGGTGTTAATTCTTCTTCAACAAACTTGTCGTATGCTCTTGCAGCCTCTTCTGGAGTTTCAAAGTATCCAGTTCTGATTTCTTTACCATCTCTTTTTAATCGGGCACGGTACTTATTTTTGATCAGACACACACCTTTAAACTTACAACGCCCGTAACTTAATTTGTTTCTCTGGTTAAGGCTATTTGTTGCAGGTCTTAAGTTTTCTACCCTGTTGTTAAGTTTGTCCCCGTCTATATGATCTAAGAAGTCAGGAACATAACCGTAGTGAAGAAACCAAACAACTCTGTGATTACGATAGTAAAAACCTCTCCCCCCAAAACTCCTATTGAAACACATATACCCATTCATATTAAGGTAGCCTAAAAACCACGTAGTTTTAGGTCCACGGAAACGAGGGGTAGTCCAGAAAAGATGTCCCGTTTCAGTATCATAACTTATGTTATCTTTCATCCACTGTTTTTCTTCTTCCGACCACCCTCTTGCTTTAGGCATTATTAGTACTCCTGCTTTAGTGTGAACGTATCACTGTTAAACTTCATTCTGCCAGCCCGTCCCTCTTCACTGCAAGGGCGGTTTTTTTGTACCGTGATGTATGTTGTGTTTCTCTCGTCAAGGTCTTCCGCTTCTTTGTCCCTAGACAGATCAATGATAACACTGGCACGTTGTCCTATCATCTTACAGTACTTAGGGTCTCCATCTTCATTAGTGTGAGCGATAGTCACAATGCCCACATTTAGCTCCGCTGATAGCTTAGAGAGCCTTACAGATAGATCAGCTAGTAACTCTTCCTTAGACGCCTCTGATCGTCCAGCCACAACGTCTTGGATAGGTTCAAAGAATACATACTTACATCCACATGCCTGACTGAAGAAGCGTATCTGATCACATAGTTCATCAGTGCCTTGACCATCACCTAAGTAGAACTGATAAAAGTTCTCGTCCCTAGTGATACTCTTAATAGCTTCTATAACATCCTCATGCCTACCCTTGTCATCAATTAAGTCACGCCTAGTTAAGTTATCCTGTAACTCATACGACACAAGACCAAGTAGTGACCTTAGCTTAGTCTCTTCTAGGTGCCATGCAGCAATAGGAACTTTACGCTGTAGCATGTTGTATTCCAAGTAACGCATCACTTCAGTCTTACCTATGCCAGTAGGTGCCTTAATCACTGTGAAGTGACCCTGCATAAGCCCCATGATCTTATCATCTAAGTCAGTGATACCTGTAGGAACGTATACATGATCTGGTGTATCCCGATATAACGACAAGAACTGATCGGCAGTGTTTAAGATATTCTCAGGCGTGTACTTAGCAGCGTTCCACCATGCACTCTTGAACTCAGCATGTGCATTGTCCTGTAGGAACTCATTAGCATCCTTATACTTGTCGTGTGGTACTCGGTATACCTTGTTAGGAAATAACTTAGCCACACGATCAGCTAAGGCATTACCAGTATCATCATTGTCTACTGACAACACAATCTTCTGGAAACTATCTAGCCATTCCTTGCAGTTCTCCCACAGCTTCTTAGATGGGCTACCTGATGGTAATGATACAACAGGATTAATGTACTGACTCTTCATCATCTGTGCCACTGATAAGGCGTCTAGTTCCCCCTCAGTAATAGTTACAGTCTTAGAACAACCAGCAGTGAACATATTCATGCCAAATAGTTCATCCCCCTTAAACCCGTCCTTAGTGTAGAAACCTTTCTCGTGTAGGGTACGGACCTTAATTCCCCCGCTGGGGTATATGTACTCTTGTCGACCATCATATGTCTTAACATTGAAGTCCTCCATAGTACGAGCATTAATCCCTCGGAGGGGTGTATAACTACCATTACCAGCAGTCTCTATCCTCTTAGGTGTAAACGACATTATATTTTCCTTTTCCGCTAGTGGGTACTTATCCTTAGCCCACTCAAATGTCTCACCAGTTTTACTTGGGTACGACTTAAGACAAGAGTGACAACGACCAAACCCATCCGTGTTGTAACTAAAAGCATCAGACGATCCACAATCAACATATGGACATGGTTGATGTACTCTTTCTTTATTCATATTATTATTTCCTTTTCCTAAGTAAGACCCCTGTACTTACCTGTAGCACCATTTTCTGGAATAACCGCCAGCTAACCACTTATATTAAGGCTGTCTGTGACTTTTATGATACACCTTTCTAACCTACGCCTTATATCTGTGTCGTTAGTACCCCATATAGTTGCTAAATCAGAGATTGTTTTCTCTCTAAGGTACCTACCAGATAATAAATCCCACTCTTCCTCAGAAAGCACATCTCTAGCAGCCCTAATCACGCTTAACAAGTCCTGTTTCTTCTCATATATTACAGCAGGATCAGAATCTTCGTCAACTATATCAACACTTTCTAGTGGAGTATTGGTTGAATTGATAGCCTGTTGCAATTTTGCCACACCCTCTCGGCTCATCGTTGAGTTGTCTTCTGTGTCCCTAGCTAAAGACCTCGTAGCAGTAGTTACAGGAACCGTTACAGGCAGGTTCTTAAGGTTCATGTAATCGTGCATAGCCCTGTTAGCCATACGTCTTAGGTTAGCCCCATGCGTGTTACCCTGATCCACTTGCTCTAAGCACTCCAAAATTCCCTCGGACACCAGATCATCGAAGTGACTAGGTGAATTATACTTGTGAGCCAGTGTACGACACATCTTCATCATTTCCTCAGTATTCATGTTTTAAAGCCTCCCAGCTTACAGGAAAGTAACGCAACATAATCCCCGACACCTCATTTCCCACGATACGGGTCTCTAGTTGAGTGTCAGGTTTACACCTTAGATTGCACATCTTTGCCCAAGCCCCCAGTGTACCTGACCAATACCATTCAGTCATCATGTTCTGAGGCAGTATCATCCTTGCTTGTTCTGGGGCTATACCTTGGGACAACATCTTCTTGTAGTCACCTAGTGCCTTCTCTGCCACCTCCTTTACATAGATATTAGGGAAGTACTGGGACTGACTTTTTCCACCACTACCCTGCTTCTTATCCTTACTCTTGTCTCTCCAATGGTCAGGCTCATAGAACTCAGGTTCATCATCTACATACCTACGGCTCACCTCGTTCCAAGGCATGTACTCATGTTTCTGTAGTTGTCGCGCTACAAAAATAGGTGCCTTGACATGTACCGTCAGAAAGGTGTGGTTAAATGGTGATGTATGCTTATGCTTGGCTAAGTACTTGATTAGTTTAGCATCCTTGTCTTTTAGTTTAGGGGGACCCCACTGATCACTCGTATCCATTTCACTAGTCTTACCAAATGACACCCTAGCTGCATTTACTACAGACAGGTCACTGCCCATGTGATCTATGTATGTTACTTCAATCATCCTACTCTCCCAACATATTTTGCTATGTGATGTACGAATGGCAACAAGCTAATAGCCATCAGTAAGTTCATTCCTGTGTGTACCATTGCAATACGCAAGGTATCACCTCTTGGCATACCATCAGACACTAGCAGTCCTGCCAACCAGATAGTCCCTGTAGTCCCTATATTGGCTCCTAAGACACAAGCTATTGCCGCTGGTAGGGGTACTGCCCCAGAAGCAACTAAGGCAATTATAGCTGTAGTACTCAAGCTACTTGATTGCCACGCTAGGGTCATGATGATCCCACCAAAGAACATATAAATAGGGTTAGCTACAAACCAGCTTAGGTGGTCCATATTACCCATGCTTTTCATGCCACCTGAGAACATCTTTAGCCCCATATAGAATACGACAAGACCAATGGCTGTGTATACATAGTTGTTCACGGTGCTGTACCTTTCCATAATTTAACTTGTGCATCTAACTTGTGGTTCTCCTCTAATAGCTTCTTAGCTTTTCTCTCCCAGTAGTCAGCCTCACGCTTTAGGATTTCATAGTTTTCACGCAGTTTTTCATTCTCTTTCTGCACTCTCTTTAACTTAGTCATTAACTCTCCGTATTCATCACTCATATTATCCACCTAAGTCCGTTATGTGATTTTGACATATGACCCTTTGCGCTGAGTTCAATGCCCTTTTCTTCTGTAGAATCTTAAGTCTCTGCTTACACTCCTTGAGGTCTTGTTCCAGTGTATCTATGTCATCATTGATAGTGTTACTCCTGATCTGTAGGGTGGCCTTTTGCACATTCCAATATTCTATCTCTTGCTCTATTGATCCCATCAATAATCCTCCACCATTGTATAGAACATATGATCTCCTAGCTTACCATCATAGTCATAGAACTGCGCCCAGTATGGCATAATAGCCGTTGTGTGATAGTGAGTCGAAGTGATGCCTAGCCCATGCCCACGAAGTACCTCAGAGGCTACCAGAATGGCTCTTATAACAGCCTCCTGCTCTGGCTCTTTAAGGAAGTCATCTGATTTTCCATCGTGGGTATAGGAGAACTGTTTATTCTGATTAATTACCTCACAGGCATCATCAGGATACCTATCACTCTGCACTCTATTCATTATCACCTCCGCTACAGCCAACTGTCCGTCAACTGGCTGGTTTCTGGCCTCGTAGTATATCGCCGCTGATAGGCATAAAATGATTAGCATAGAAGTCCTTTCCCCCGTTCTTCTCTTTACGGGTGTTCACATTCTTCTTCTTGTTAGGTATAACCTGCTTCCTAAACTTGGGGTCCTTTAATTCCCTCGCTACGGGGTTAATCTTATACACCTTGTCAGTGCGCCTACTTAGTGGTTTTTTTGGTCCTTCGTTAATCATACGATTTCATCTCCCAATCCAAACACATGCCGACCTCCAGCTTTAAAGGCTAGTACACGGTCCATCTTGAAGCATTTGTATCCCTCGGATGTTTTTAGTGTAACATAGCCGTGAGCCTTAAGTGCAGCAGCAGCAATCTTGCCACGCTCATTTCCCTTGAGGCCCTTAATGACGTTCATACGACCATTATATACACGAACTTCGTCATCCTTGGTCAAAAACTTTACAGTGATGAACTGGTTCTGATTTTCGCTGAGTACGTTAGTAACCATGTTTTCTGGTAGTGCCATTTTATCTCTCCTTGTTAACTGTGATTCTGTATGAAATGATTCGGTGTCAGTGTCAAGAATATTCCTCCAGCACTTCGCCTCACTCATGTGTCGTACCCCCAACGTGGGTTGTCTGGGATGTCGGTGATCTCGATGTTGGAATGCTCTACCACATCGTCCCAGCAATCCTCGATAGGCATGTGATCGACCATCATCTGACACAGTATGTCACTCTCGATGTTGTCGATCATCCACTGGGCAAAGTCGCGGCCCTCGAAGTTGAAGGTCGCTTCTTTCAACGCCTCGTACGTGATCTCTTCTCCAGTGAAGCTCATGTGTCTATCTCCCACATATCATCGTCCCTGATCCAGATAGGCTCTTTATCAATTTCCACTGCGGGGGTCTTGTGATCAAGTACGCCTAACATACGCAGTTCTTTCTCTAGTTCTTCAGTCATGCTTTATTCTCCTTGATCCATCTTTCTAGCTTCACTTTGCTGCCTATCACATTCTCAAAGGCTTCGTCAAGAGTATTATCAGAATACCAGCCTGTCTCATGTAATGCTTGCTCTGCCTTGTATATTGCGTCTAAGGCTTCTTTCACATGTACCATTGCTTCACCCACAGTCATCATCATCACTCTCCAATTGTCCAGTTCCTAAGCACCACTCACATACACTATACTCAGCATATGGCTCGTAGGTGTCACCATATCTCTCCCAGCGTTCGTATTCTACCATACCCTCGCCGTGACATTCTTGACACTCTTCCATATTATACCTCCTTATATTTAACGGGTGAGCCTACCCAAGACTTTATGCTCATCCAATCGAACTTGTAATTGTCAGAGATGTGGTCAAAAACAGCCCAGTATTCAGCACAATCCCTTGATGTTTCGCCCCATACCCACTTGCAGGGAATACCTGAGAGTCTGAAACTGTGTACCTCACCAGATGCAAACATCATCTCTACATCTACCGATACTTCTATATTTGTGTGCGACATAATCATTCTCTCCACTGTATGATTCGTTTGGCTTGCCATCTTGATACATATTTCCACCGTGGGGGTCAAGCATAAACTTATTCCTTATTTCCACTGTACCCCCCTAATTCCCTCGGTAGGGTCATTTTCCACTGCGGGGGTGTCATTCCTTATTTCCACTGTGGGGGGGGGGAACGGCGTTCCTGATTCGTTCTGTTTTCATGATTCGTTCCTGATTCGTTCTGTTTTCATGATTCGTTCCTGATTCGCTGACCAATGGACTGATTCGCTGAACAAGGACAGATTACTGAACAAGGACAGATTATTGAACAAGAGTCAGATTATTGAACAAGAGTCAGATTATTGAACAAGAG